TAAAGAACAAATTTTAAGAGCCTTGCATGCTGGAATTGTACAAGTGACATTTACAAAAAAAGATGGTACTGAACGTGTAATGGAATGTACTCTTATGGACGATCTAATTCCACAGCCAGAGCTTCCTCTTGAGGAAAGTAAAAAAGATAAAAAGGTTAATCCTGACGTTCAAGCTGTATGGGATGTTGAAAAAGAAGGCTGGCGCTCTTTTCGTTGGGACTCTATTACGATGTGGGTGGCTGGAAAATAATCATAAATATCCCTTTATAGTATGGAGTATTTAATTTGGTAGTAACTAATAACGACGTGGCTGCGCTTAATACATTAATGCGCACGAGCTCAGGCGAAGAAGCACCTGTCCCAACGCGCAAACTTAGAAATAATATCGAAAACGTAGAAATTTTCCACAGCACACGTAAAACAGAAATTACGTTGTGCATTCTTGGTATGTGGACTATTGATATGCCACCTTACGGGTTAGCTCGCCTTATTGGTATTACTAGAGCGGCTGGTTATAAAACAAATGTTTATGATTTCAATGTTGAAACCTATAACTATATGAAAGTATCAAGTGAGCATTTAAACAAAGCTTGGGAAAATGCTAACTACTGGATGTGGGAAGGTCAGCGTTTTTACGATATTATTTTCCCAGAATACAAAGATTATTTGGATGATTATGTCGAAAGATTAATTGACGATAATCCAGATATTATCGGATTTAGTTATTACATATCTAATGCTGCAGCCACTGACTATGTTGGTAAAGCAATTAAAGAAAAGCGTCCAGATATTACAATTATTCTTGGTGGACCAGAATGTCACGGTGAAAGATTTAGCCCACCTGAATATTGTGACTTTTATTTTGTTGGAGAGTCGGAAGGTAATATCCTAGACTTTTTGGAAAACTATGAAAATGAAAAACTACCAGAGCAAAAGCGTATTGGTACTCTGTTTGGCCAAAAACGAATTAACCTCGATACTCTTCCATTCCCAGATTACACTGATTTTCCATTAGAATATTACAAATCCAAAGGTGCAGTAACAACTGAGTTTAGCCGAGGCTGTGTTGCCCGCTGTGCTTATTGTACAGAAGTTTATTTTTGGAAATTTAGAGATCGTGATGCCGAGTCAACTGTTGACGAATTAGAACATATGTACCACAAATACGGAGTGCGATGGATCCTATTTGCTGACAGTTTAATGAATGGCAATATGAAAGAATTCAGACGCTTTGTGGAATTGCTAGCAGAAAGAAAACTAGAACATCTTAAATGGTTTGGATACGCCCGTGCCGATGGTCGCATGGACGACGATTTTTATAGACTTATGAAAGAGTCTGGCGGGCAAGGTTTTAATTATGGATTTGAAACTGGTAGTGATAAAGTTTTAAAGGGCGTAAATAAGAAAAATACTGTTGCAGAAATTAATGCTAATATTGAATCATCATATAAACACGGTCTTGCCGTTAACGCTTGTTGGGTTATTGGTGCACCTGAGGAAGATATTGAAGCATGGGCCCATAGTCTTAATCTTGTGTGGAATTATAAACATGCCATTCTTAGTATTTCTCCTGGCATTGGTCTTGGAGACAGCCGCGGATCACTCTATGATGACAGAGTAAAATACAATATTTCGGATCGAGCTGTAAATTGGCAAGGTAAGTGGTGGACCTTGGATATGCAAAACACCGCAATTAATCGCTTTATACGAACAAAAATGATGCATATGTGGATCCACTATTGTAATGCAAATGATAAAAACCAAGTTATAAACAATTGGTTACTTGCTGATGATATGAGTAAGCATTATACGGTCCAGTACAACTCAGATTTTAACAATAAAAATGCACCATATGAATTTGATTTTGATTATAACATTATTAAATCAGGTTTAAGTGATTTTGCTGATACATTAATGAATGAAATCTTTGCGATGCTTAGGTTGATGTGGAGAGCAAGAGGTGCGCAAGAAGTTAAAATTACGTTTAATCCCGAATTAGATAATGTAGATTTTGAAAACGCCGTGGCTGGAACTAATATGGAATGGCATGCTGACATTGATTTCAAAATTGACTCCAACGGTGTATGGCAAGCTAATAACAAATACAAATTTGTTGATAACGAAAAAAGACGTTGCTTAACTGGTAGAGCAAATGAAAATGGTGAATATGAATATACTGATCGCGATGAAAGCTTTGAATATGAATATATTGGAAATGGTAAATGGGAATGATCTGGATTAGTAAATGGGACGAGCGCTTTATGAAAATGGCAGAAATGATTGCCACTTGGAGTAAAGATCCATCTAGTAAAATTGGTGCCGTTGCAGTTAATGACGAACATCGTATATTGGCTACAGGTTATAATGGCTTTCCTCGAGGTATTGAGGATAGTGAAGAGCGCCTTTATGATCGTGATGAAAAATATCCTCGTATAGTTCATGCGGAAATGAACGTTCTTATGAATGCTCTTTATAATGGAGTTTCTCTAAAAGGTGCTACTCTTTATGTTTGGGGTTTGCCTATTTGTCCAGATTGTACAAAAAGTGTTATTCAGTGTGGCATTAAAAGAGTAGTGTTGCCATATCCTATTGAGGTTGGCGGCAGATGGAAACAAGTTTGGGAAGAACGCTCTATCCCAATGTTTAAAGAGGCCGGAATTGAAATCGCCTACATTGACTGATATTTACTTTAAGGTAAAGAAAGATGATCCAAATAGGAGGGAAAACGATTTTTATCCAACCCCTCCTTTGGCGACATACGTATTATGTAAATATGTTAAACCTCCAACGTATTTAATTGAGCCTTGTGCTGGCCGTGGTAATATTTCCGTTGAATTAGAACGTAATGGCCATAGAGTTGCCAGTTATGATTTAAATGAGTACGATAATCCTCTAACGGAAATCAAAACCGGTGTTGATGCATTAGAACTAAAAACGTCAAAGATGTTTACAGGGCTTGTAACTAATCCACCATATCACAAAAATCTTCCGCATAAATTAGCTGAAAAATTTATAGAAGAATATGATTACGTAGCCATGTTTTTGCGCCTTACATTTTTAGAGGGCAAAAAACGAAAAAAGTTGTTTACAAAATACAAACCTTGTGATATAATATTCTTATCAGATCGAGTAAGATTTGCTGAAGGCCACATTGAACCTATTGAATTGAAAGATCAAGTAGGTGGGATGATGGCTTATATGTGGATTGTATGGAGAAAAAATTCTGAACAAACAAACTTACACTGGGCCTCTCTTGAAGAAAATTATCCAGAATGGAGAGAACAGTATGAGAAAAATGCTAAATAGAGTCGTAGTTAATAAAATAGAGGAGTACCTTAATGGAACATCTAATTATTCCTACGCTTGGCCGATTGGACCGCCAGCGTACGTATAACAATTTACCCCAAAAATATAAAGATATCACTCAATTCGTGGTTCAAGATCACGAATATGATGCTATGAATGAACGTTATCCTGGCAAGGTTTTGCGTCTGCCAAAAGAAATTAAAAAGCTATCTCCAACACGCCAATGGATTTGGGATGAGTTTTATGGAACTCGCCATATGGTTTTAGACGATGACTTTGATCATTTTAAAAATAAAACACCAGCCGAGTTTATGCCTGAGGTTAAAGTTGAAACCAAATGGATCTCAACTAATATGACTGACGAAGAATTTGACGACGCCTTTGATACTTTCAATCGCTGGTGTGATGAGGAAGGTATTTACCACGGTGGATTTTCTACATCATGGACTGTACCTGACGCCCGCTGGTGGCCGCATCAAGATAATGTTCGTATTGCAACGAACTGTTATTTTGATTCTAAAAATCTTCCACGTAATATTATCTGGGATCGTCTTGAAACATCCCAAGACTTTGACGCCAACCTACAGCTTTTAACTCAAGGTTTTCCAAACCGTGTTAATACTAAGTACCGTGTAACTGTCGGTGGTACTAATATTAAAGGTGGTTGCTCAACATATCGTACCACTGAAACAATGACACGAGTTCACAAACAACTTGCCGAGCTATATCCAGACTTTGTATCTTTAAAAGTTAAAAAGCCAAAGTCGGGTCCATTGCAAGGACAGGAATATATTGCTTGTCATATTCAATGGCGTAAGGCTTACGAAGAATCAAAACGTAAGCGCGAGCAAGTTACTGTGGAGGATTTCTTCGCATGAAAGTAATGGTGACGGGTGCTGCTGGTTTTATTGGCTTTCACGTAGTCAATAAGCTAGTAGACGAAGGTTATGATGTTTGTGGTATTGATAGTTATAATGCTTATTATGACCCAAACCTCAAAGTTGAAAGAAATAAACGTTTACCTATCGAGGTTGACGTTGTAGATTTAAAAGATAAAGAAGAACTTAAAATCCATATGGTGCGTGAAAAGCCAGATGCTATTATTCATTTGGCTGCCTATGCTGGTGTCCGCTCGTCATTAGAGTTTCCACATGTTTATATTGATAATAACATCTATGGTACTCAAAACTTAATTGACGTTGCTGAAGAACTTGGGATTGAAAATGCTCTTTATGCTTCAACATCGAGCGTAATGTCTGGCCAACCAATTCCATTTACTGAAACCAATCCTGGTCCGGCGAAACATCCATACGCTATGACTAAGATTGCTAATGAATCACAATTTAATTATTCTAAAATTGCAAAAACAATTGGCTTGAGGTTCTTTACCGTATATGGACCTTGGGGTCGTCCTGATATGGCTTTATTTACATTTACTGACAAAATTATAAAAGGTGAACCAATTGATGTTTATAACCATGGAAACATGACTCGTGATTTTACTTACGTTGACGATATTGTTAGCGGAATTATGATTCTTTTGAAAGAATGCATAAATAATGATGTACAAATCTTAAATGATGTATATAATATTGGATATGGTGATAGAGTTCCTCTTATCCACTTTATTGAACAGATTGAGAATAATTTAGGCAGAGAAGCAAAGAAAAATTATATGGAAATGCATCCTGCCGATGCTGTAGATACTTGGTCTGACACATCTAAATTGCGAGCACTTGGATATAAGCCAACAACACCTATTGAAGATGGTGTTTATGAATTTATCCAGTGGTATAAACATTATTATGGAGTTAATTGATGGAATTTAGAAAAGCAGACATTGCTATCGTAGGACACGGTTTTGTTGGAAAAGCTGTTGATTACGTATTTAATAACGATGTAGCATACAAAACAATCATAGATCCAAAACTAGGAAACAGTGTAAAAGATCTCGGCAATAATACTATTGCTGATGTTGGATCTTATGACGCTATATTTGTTTGTGTGCCCACACCTATGGGCGAAGATGGCGAAATTAATTCTGACATTTTGGTTGAAGTTGTTAATGAAGTTAAACAATTTACTGACGGTTTAATTATTATCAAGTCAACTGTAACGCCGGAAATTATTAGTAGTCTTGCGGGGCCTGGAGTAGTTTATAATCCAGAGTTTTTAAGGGAAGCAACAGCAGTTGCAGATATTCTCACACCTTCGATGCATATTTTTGGTGGGAGTCGAGAAGATACTGATCTAGCAGCTGCACTATTTGAAGAATATAGTTTATGCAAAGCTGCGCCGGTTTATCACATGACAATGGCTGACGCATCATTTGTTAAATATGGAATCAATACTTTCCTTGCATCAAAAGTTCTTTGGTTCAATCAATTTTATGATGTAGTTAAAAATAATGGTGGAAATTATGGACAAATCGCAAGAGCTATTAGCACTGACCCTCGCATTGGTTATAGTCATATTATGGTACCTGGCCCTGACGGGAAACGTGGATTTGGTGGAGCTTGTTTTCCAAAAGATACTGCCGCCTTCCTAAAGTTTGCAGGCGAGTTTAGTGTATTGGAAGAAGTTATTAATAGAAACAATGAATACCGTAAAGTTTACGAAAAAGATGATCGTGAAAAAGAACAAAATATTCATTATGGTTAATTGGAGTTAGTATGTATTCACACGCAAGTATCGTACCTCTAATTGGTGGTGAAACAATTGGCGCAACACGTGCGCACGGCCAAGAGCCAGATTATTTCCTATCATACAAAGCATTTGAGGCTAACGATAGTCATATTAGAAATTATTATCCAAATGTACCATACTACGTATTAGATGAGGGTGGAAAGGCACCACATAAGGTTGATGTAATCCACACGGTATGTCCATGCGCGGGTCTGAGTACACTCTCTGCGGGGTTTGGTGACCACAATGAGAACAACAAATGGATGATTGAAACTGCTAACTACGTATTAGGAGAGTTAAAGCCAAAAGTTTTCTGGGGCGAAAATGCTCCAGGATTCGCGGGTAAGATTGGTAAAAATGTTAGAGAGCAATTAAGAAAAATTGGTAAAGATAATGGCTATACAATGTCAGTTTACCGAACACGAACTCTATTGCATGGAATGCCTCAAGTAAGAGAGCGTTCATTTTATTTCTTTTGGCATGACACCAAAGTTCCATTAATGGAATATTATAACAGGCCATTTACACCCATCGAGGATTTGATTACTGGAGTTAAATCAAACTTTCAAACTGAAGTTATTAATAATAAAAAGCCAACTGACAACCCTTATTACAAATATATCCTTGAAGAACTAGAAGGTGGTATTACTCATAAAGAGTTTGCAGCTATGGTAGATCCAGAAACTGTACGCAACTCGACTGTTTTAACTTATATTGAACGTCGTAAAGGTTATCTTGAAGTTGCTGATTGGATGGAAAAGCATGGATATGATCGTGAGGTAGAAAAATGTAAATATCGCCACGAAAAACTCAAAGCGGGTGGTTCAATTATGAGACGAACAACTATTGTTCCTCGTAATTATATTGGAGCATTTGTTGGTCATTATCCATCTTGTCTTGCGCATCCTATTGAAGATCGTTATATTAATTATCGCGAAGCTATGTCTATTATGGGATTGCCCGAGGACTTTGAGTTATTAGATCCAAAAAAGAATACAAACCATATTTGCCAAAATGTTCCAGTTCAAACTGCGACCGATATGGCTACTGAAGTTGTGGCTTATCTTAATGGTGAAAGAAAAATGGTTGACACGGATTATATTTTGCAGTATAATCATCAACAAAGGGCGGAATACGTCGAAAAGCAAAATACGTTGGAGGCGTTTATTTAATGCAGCAAAATAATGTATCTATTGAAGAATTAAGAAAACATTCTATATTTGTAGGCTCACCAATGTATGGTGGTCAATGTGCTGGATCATATTCTAAATCTTGTACTGATTTGGCTATGATTTGTACTGCTAACGGAATTAGTCTAAGATTCTATTATCTCTTTAATGAAAGTCTTGTTCAAAGAGCTCGTAACTATGTAGTTGATGAGTTTTTGAGATCTGACTGTACTCATCTAATGTTTATTGACTCTGATATTGGTTTTAATGCTCGTGATGTTCTATCTTTGCTCGCATTACAAATTACTGATCCAGAAAAATACAATATCGTTACTGGCCCTTATCCTAAGAAAACTATTGCTTGGGAAAAAATTCAAAAAGCTTCGAAGCTAGGATTAGCCGACCAAAATCCATTTGAATTGGAAAAGTACACCGGTGACTATGTATTTAATCCAGTACAAAAAGGGGGCAGCTTCCAACTGGGTGAGCCACTAGAAATTAGTGAAGGCGGCACAGGATTTATGCTTATTCCACGAGAAACATTTACTAAATATGCTGCAGCATATCCTGAATTGAGCTATCTACCAGATCATGCTCGTACAGAGCAGTTTGATGGCTCAAGAGAAATTACAGCTTATTTTGATTGTATGATCGATCCAAATACTAAACGTTATCTGTCAGAGGATTACTTCTTTTGTCGTAAAGCTGCAGCTATTGGTTTACGTACTTGGATGTGTCCTTGGATGCAATTACATCATATTGGTACATATATCTTTAAAGGCAACATGGGATCTATCGGTCAGCTAGGTGTTTCAGCAACCGCCGATTCCACAAGTAATGCTAAACATTATAAAAAGCAAGCAGCACAAGCAGCACCTCAACAACCAGTAAAACAAGCCAATAGGGCTGAAAGGCGCCGCGCTGAAAAACTAGCAAAGAAAAATGGTTGACAGTATACCTAAATCGTGATAGAATTAAAATGTAATGAAACAAGGAGTTCCTATATTATGCAATTTTCTGAACAAGCTCTTACAGTTCTAAAGAGCTTCTCTACTATTAACAAATCCATTTTAATGAAACCGGGTAACGTTCTCAAAACAATTACTCCTGAGAAAACGCTCGTTGCTCAAGCTACAATCCCAGACCAAATTCCTTCGGGTGCATGTATCTATGATTTGTCAAGATTTTTATCAATTTTGTCACTTCATAACCAACCAGACGTCGAGTTTCACGATAAATACTTCGTGATCAGTGAAGGCAAGCGACGCACAAAGTATGCCTTTGCAGATGTTTCCATGATACACACCGCGCCTGATAAGGAAATTACAATTCCTGCAGCAGACGTTGTTGTCAACGTCACATGGGAAGATTTGCAGTCGGTGCTTAAAGCCGCCGGCGTTCTTCAGTTTACTGAAGTTGCATTTGTTGGTCAAGAAGGAAAAGTCTATCTCAAGGCTGTTGATACTAGTTCAGCCAATGCTGATGACTATGGGATTGAGATTGGCGAAACTGCTGACGAGTTTACGATTGTTATTAAAACAGACAATCTTAAACTTCTTCCGCAGAATTATCAGGTTACTCTTTGCGCAAAGGGTATCTCTGAATTTAAAGGAGAAAGTGCAACATATTTTGTTGCAATTGATACAAAGTCGACTTATCAGAAAGGATAAAAAAGATGAATGAACAAGTAGAAGACGCACAGGTTGTTGGCGAACAGCAACAACAAGAACCGGTACAGTTGTCTATGCAAGATATTGCTACATTCGTGCAAATCATTGATTTAGCGTCTCGCCGTGGTGCTTTTGAAGGCCGCGAAATGGCAGGAGTAGGTGTTCTCCGTAACAAAACGGAAATGTTCCTACGTCAACAAGCTCAAATGCAAGGTCAGCAACCACCACAAGGACGTATGCCTGAGGCACCAGCTGATGTTCCAAATGGACCTATGGCCGATAAGGTAGTACAATAATGGTGGGGGCTAATAGCCCCTTCCTTTTCTTTTATATTATGATTATGGTGAATGAATGCTTAATGCAAAACAAAATGAAGTGCTCTGGGTTGAGCGCTATCGCCCGCAGGTAATTGCGGATACTATTCTTCCCGAAAAAACTAAATCAATGTTTAAAAAGTTTGTTGCGGACAATAATGTTCCCAACCTATTATTGACTGGTGGTCCAGGTGTTGGTAAAACTACCATCGCAAAAGCTATGCTTGAAGAACTAGACTGCGATTATAAAATCATGAATGGCTCGTTGAATGTTAATATCGATGCTATTCGTTATGACATTTCTACATACGCATCGGCAGTATCTCTGCAAGGTGGTCGTAAATATGTAATCTTTGACGAAGCTGATTATCTTAATGCAGCTAATGTTCAACCAGCTCTCCGCAATTTTATTGAAGAATACTCTTCTAATTGTGGATTTATTTTTACTTGTAACTTTAAAAATCGTATTATTGCACCTCTTCGTTCCCGTCTATCTGAAGTTGATTTTACAATTGAAACATCAGATCGACCTAAACTTGCAATGCAGTTTATGAAACGAGTGCAAGGAATTCTTGAACAAGAGCAAGTTGAATATGACCAAGCTGTCGTTGCTAAAGTTATCCAAAAACACTTCCCAGATTTCCGTCGTGTATTGACAGAATTACAATCTTATTCAGCATCCGGTAAAATTGATGAAGGTATCTTTGTTAACCTCAAACAAGAGTCGATGGATGAACTCTTTCGTTTGCTTAAGGAAAAGAATTTTACTGACATGCGCAAATGGGTTGCAAAGAACTCAGATCAAGACATGAATGAAATGTTCCGTCGTATCTATGATATGGCTACAGATAAAGTTGAGATGAGATCTATGCCGGGTTTTGTCGTGACTCTTGCTGACTATATGTATAAAGCAAACTTTGTTGCAGATCTTGAGATAAATATGGTTGCGTTCCTCACGGAAGTCATGATCGAAACGAGCTTTAAATGACAGACATTGCACCAATAGCGCCAATACAAGTTGTAAGTAGTTATGTGGAAAACTATAACAACGGTAAATATGATATTACTTCATCTGTAAAACACATAAATGATAATGGCGCGACAAGAATACAAAGCGTAGATATTATTCGTTACGATGGCCACGGTAATCTTATAAGACAAACCCCTCCGCCTAAAGTGGATATTAGCACATGAGCGAGTGGATGAAAAAACTGATAGGTATGCATACCTGTTGGAATTGTGAAAGTTATATTGATAAAAAAAGTATTTACAAAGTAACGGTTGATACGCTTGAAGGTCCATTGAATTTAACTATGTGCCAAAAGTGTGCTGAAAGCTTTGACGAAATGTTAAAAGAGTTGGAGGAAGCCATTGAAGAAAGAAATAAGTCCTTTTGATTTTATGAATGCAGTCTCCTTGACAAAGGAAGATCTCATTGGCAACAGTGACAATCCGGATATGACTGAAAAAGAATATAATGCTTATATTATAAATCGAGGATTTGCCAACTTTCAAGATACAATTCTTCATGCCAATGAAATGAATCAACGAGCTAATTTATTTGACCGAGCTCAATTTGATTATTATCGTGGTTCACTGCGCAAGCGTAAACGCTTTTCTAAATGGCCTAAGGCAGACAAGAATAATGACTTGGACGCTATTCAACAAGTATACAAATGTAATCGCACAATAGCTAAATTATATCTAAAAGCATTGTCACCTGACGATTTAAAAACCGTACATGAACGATTGTATACCGGGGGAATGGGTAAATAATAAATAAACCAGATGGTCATGGTGACGCATCAGCATATAACTATAATAAAAAAGGTGCTGTGTAATAATGCAAGATGAGAATATTTTTAAAGGTGTCGGTGTAGAGATTTCATTACCATCGGCCGATAGCTTTTTAAAGGTTAAAGAAACTTTAACGCGTATTGGTATTTCGTCGCGTAAAGAAAGAAAGCTTTATCAGTCGTGTCATATTCTACACAAACAAGGACGCTATGCAATTCTACATTTTAAAGAGTTGTTTATCCTTGACGGAAAGAATGATACATTTAGTGACGAAGATAAAGCACGTAGAAATACAATTGTTAACTTATTAGAAGAATGGGATTTATTGAAAGTGGTAGAGAACGAAAAATCGCAAGATCCAGTTGCACCACTTAATCAAATTAAAATATTATCTCATAAAGAAAAAGACAACTGGATATTGGAAGCAAAATATAATATTGGGAAAAAATAATGATTAATGTGAAAGCCTCCATTAAAAATGGAGAACGTTTGAAATCTTATAATGCTTGGAATAAAGAAATGCCAGTCGTGGTAAAAGGTGTGGGAGGTAACGTTGATTCATTTCAGCTGCCTCCTATGGTTCGCGTAGCTATCCCGGTAGATCAAACTATTAATGGACCTGCATACATTTATATAGATCAAGAAGCGGCCGTTAAAAAAGGTTTAGCTTTGGTAACTGGCGTACAAATTGTTAATGAAGCTTCTTCCACTGACGAGCTTTATATTAAAAACATATCAGATAGCTTAGTTACTATTTCTAACGGTGACGTTTTAGCACAGGTATAAATTGGAGGTTTCATTACATTAACGTAAGGAAACAACCATGTTCAAGAAATTAGTACTACTAACTACACTACTGTTCCCTGCTACAGTTATAGCACAGGAAGATACGTCAAAGCAATTTTACACAATGAATGGTTGTGACCGCTGGGATAAAGTTGCGACTAAAATGGCTAAATACGAGGAAACTGTTTTAGCAACAGGGTCTATAGTTCAATTTCATGCATCAGGTCAGCCATTTGCTGGTCACATGCTTTTTCAGGTAAATCAAGATACTGGAACTTGGACACTTGTAAGTCTTTGGAATGACGGAACTGCCTGCGTTGTCGCTGTTGGAAAAGAATTCACACCTTTCAGTTTAAGTGAAAAAAATAAAGAAACATATTGACATTTGAAAAAAATGTATTATATATAGTAATAGGACGCCACAATGGGTCCTGTAAAACAATCTTGCTTAATTAAAAGGAGATAGCAAAATGAATACACGTACATTTACTACAGAAATGTTTAATGACCCTTTCTTCATCGGTTTCGATCGTATGGTAGACAGAATGAGAGCACAAACTCCAGGTCAAACAAATTACCCTCCCTATAATATTGTCAAAACGGATGAAAACCAGTATGAGCTGCAATTAGCAATTGCTGGGTTTACTCAGGACGATCTTGAGATCGAACTGAAGGAAGGCATCTTGTCTATTGAAGGTAGAAAAGAAGGCGAAGACGAAAAGAATTATATCCATAAAGGAATTTCAGCTCGCGCCTTCCGTCGTACATTTACATTAAATGACACAATTGTCGTAAATGGTGCAGATCTAACTGATGGTATTCTAACCGTTGAGTTAGAAAATATTATTCCAGAAGAAAAGAAACCACGTAAGATCTCAATTGGTCGTCGTGAACCTGAACTTCTAGTCGAATAAATAAAAACCTGGAGGGTGAAAGGCCCTCCATTCACACATAACACAGGAGAAATAAAATGTTTTCAACAGATTATCTAACAAACGTATGGATCGATGCGGTCCAAAATGCAAAAACAACTTGGGTTAATACTTGGGTTAAAGATGAAGCAATGAGTGCACCTTTGCACGCTTTCATCAAAGCACAAACAGAATTCACAAAAGAAGCTATGAAACAAACCAGCGCGTTTTCAAACGCAGCAGGTACTGCAATGGCGACTACAATTAAATCATGAGCGACGCAATGAGTAAAAACCCTTTTGAGATCCGATCTGAAATGTTACAACTTGCTAAAGATTATATGGATCAGCAATATTATATGAACAAAGAGTTTGCTGAAAAAATGTTTGAAGCAGGCAAAATGCAAATGGAAGAAATGCAAAAAGCCACAGAGATGTATAGTATGGAAGAATTGATGGAAAAAGCCAAGGAGATGTATAGCTTCGTATCAAAGAAAGACTAAAATGTTTTTTAAATGGCACGAAAAGAAATATGAACAAGTCCGAAAGTGGCTAGGATGGAGTCATTACCAAATGGCATGGCTCGGAGGACTAAAAGGTTTAATCTACGGATTAATTATAGGATATTTCATATTTTAGGAAGGAGCCTTCGGGCTCCTTTTTTAATGCAAGAATCCAAAGCCAGCATCTGACATATAGTCCCAGGTACCGCCGCCTCCACCACCAAATATGTTGTTAACTGCAATATTAGGAGCTGGGGCAGCTTGATTTATAACAGTTGGGCCGCCTTGGTTATATACAATTTGGCCATCCGCAGTTCTTCTTAGGTTTGGCTGCATAGCTAATAATCTATTAACTAAGTCAGTATTTTTCATTTCTATATTATTGAGTTGAACTGGATCTCCCATTTCATCATAAGTAACAAGACCACCTGTTAAAGGATTAAACCCTGTATTTCTCATAATACTATAAAGGCGCGCAGCTCTTTCACGAGCAGGAAGGTTTTCCAATTGAGATCTTAATTGTTGCAAACGAGCCAAAGCGTCTTCATCCGCTTTCTCTGCTCTTATTTTTTCAAAATCTTCTACAGTAGGTCCTCCGGTAGGAGAACCAATTGAATTTTTATATGAATCTTGCCAAGCTTTTAACAAATCTTGTCTTGCTTCAGGACGAATTTCTCCAGCATTAATTGCGGCGGTTAAAAATTCATTGTATCTGTTAGACCCTCGAGTAAAATATGAGTCTATTTCAGATTGCATCAAGTTTCTGCCTAAAGGACCATTTTGGTTTTTTCCAGTTATTCTTCCGTTTTCGTCAATTATCCATCCGGCCTGGCGCATTGCGGAAAAATACATTTCTTGCTCGGCTAAGTATCTTTCTCTATCCCTGTCATATGTAGCGTCAGATCCAGTGACTTCCCCGGTTCTATAAAATGTGCCTTGTATTGCTCTTTGCTGTGCTGGGGTTAAGCTTTTCCACATTTCAGTCTGTGTAATTTCATTAAATCGATTTACCTGATCTGTTGAATATCGTGGAAACTTAGCAAGTTCGTTTTGTATATATTCTACTCTGCTTTTAGCCGCAGAATCCTCAAACATTTTATCAACTTCAGCAATTTCTCCTGCAATTCTAGCTTCATTTTCGGCTTTCTTCTTTTTCCAGAATTCCCAGGCTTTAAAACCAAGAGTAACAGTTGCGCCAATTACAGCACCAATGAGAGCTCCCTGTGGACCAAACATGAATCCAATTGAAGCACCCTGCATAGCTGCAGAGGCAACATCTAGACCAGCCTTAGCTAGATCTCCTTTTGTATATCCACCGATTTCGTCATCTGACCATTTTTGCTTATCAACCCATTCTCCTACTTGATTAACAGCATAAGATGTTCCAGCTAAAACCAAACCTAATGCGGAGAGTTTTACAAAACTTCTTAATCTGCTTCTTCTTTGAGCTACTGCATTATCACTATCTGCAGCATTTAAAAGTCCGCCGAGCCCTGCAGCTGTTATTACCGCAGCGCCAACAGTAGGACCACTTAAGCTTCCTAAAATAGTCCCTAATGGATCTTCAAGAAAATTTATAAAACTTTGAGCACCAGCTGCAATAGAGCTAGCTATTGATGTCATGTTGGTGGTCATTGTAGCCCAGTCTATATCTTCAAAAAACTTTGTAAACCCACCTTCAGTTTGTGCATCAAAGAAACCGCGCGCTAATTCAAAGATAGCAATACCGCCGACAGCACCCAATAAACTTTTAATTACAAATGATTTAAATCCGCCCATCATTCCTGATAGCATACTACCAATAGAACCAACTTCTTCTTTTACCGCTTTACTACTATCTTCGGTCTTTTTAGAGGAGTCGTCGTCGTCTTTTTTCCTCTGATCATCTTCACGTGCTTTTTGCGCTACCTCATCCAGCTCGCGTTCTCTTGCAATGCGCGCCTGTGTTCTTTTATCTACGTCTAGTGTTTCTCGTAATATATCTGTTTGTGCCCTAAGTTCTAGGTTGATGCTTTTAAAAACACCACTAAATTTATCTAACTTAATGCTTACAGCTTTTATAGAGTTTGTACCAGAATTTCTTGTAAGTTTTCCTTCTTGCTTAAGCCTTTCTAAAATGGCTAAAGTTTCTGGTGACATTTCGTTTGGGCCGGCCATTTATTTACCTTTGTTGACGTTCTTGTTGTTGCTCTACATGATCTAACAGCATACCAAAATATAAATCTCTTTCATAAGGCATCATAGCTTCAATCTCTGTTATAGAGTATTTATGGTGCTGTGCCATAGCGAATATAATCTGGTAAAAGTTTGCCAAATTAATATGGCACAGCATTAGAGAAAAAAACTTCGCATTCCCTCTATTACGAATGTTTGCTCTTTACCTTCTTTATTTGTATATTTTGTCTCATGCCGTAATCTTGGCATAGTTTCAAAGAAAGTTTGAATTTTTTTAATAACGTCACCTTGCATACTTTCCATAAACGCATCAATGTCTTTTTGTCCATAATCTTTAAATCTATGAATTTCATCATCAGATGCGATATAATCTAAGCAAGAAACCATAACAAAATAATCTGCTAATGGATCATCTGGATTCATTTCAAAAATTTGAATGAATTCGTTAATGCTTGGATACTTTAGGAATAGTGAATATTCATCATTAATTGGAATTTTGTTAGAATGTTCTTCTTTAACTTCCAATTTCATCTGGTCTAGATCAATAGTAAGAGAAACATCTTCCTCCGTATCCGGATCTTTAACCTGGAATTCAATTGTGTTATTTACTGATTTTGCTCTTAGCTGAAGTAGTATATACTCAACGTCAAACATTGGAAGTTCTTCTACGTCAATATCCATAACGCAGTTATTAACGATTTGTTTTATTGCTAAAAGTTCTTGTCCTGGCTCATTGGCTTCTTGAGCTACTAACAATATTTTTTCTTCCTTAACAGTGAAAGGTCTATATTTAATATTTTTCTTTGTTGAAGGAAGAACCGTTTCAAAAACGGGTAAGTCGATTTTTGGTAATGCCATAATTTATAATCCTCAATTTATTTAAATAGATTCGTTATTTGATCCCATGCGTTGCTGACTCTATTAACTCTATTTACCGCATCTTGTAAGCTATCTGGTAGACTAAATCCTAAATTAAATGTTTGTCCGATTACACTAACACTAGATAATAAGTCAAACAATCCATTTCCTCTATTTAATCTTGTTGTTGGTGAGCCTGTAATTTCACCTTGATATTCTATACTGTCATATTGGAAACCAACTCCCATAACAGCAACACCCTCAGAACTCCAGTTTAAGTCAACATCACCTAAGGCTATTGGAAATACTTTATTTAATCTTGTTAGATAGTATCCGTCGTTAGCATAAGTAGTATAATGCTTAATTGTACAAGTTGCACAATACTCGTCTCTGTATCCTACCTCATACGGTAACATTCCATTATATTCAGAAAAGTTACCAGCAGCTGTACTATAGTTAACTACTCTTTGCATCCAAGAATGAAATAAACTTTTAATTTGGTGGTTAGAATCCAGCATAAACTGACAAGCCAATTGATCATGCGACATGCCAGTGATGTAAGTTTTTGCTTTGCCACCTACAGGCTGATACGTCGCGGTGTCGGCTTGCATTCCCGGTATTGCCGCAGATGAACAAAACAGTGTAAGGTCTCTAGAATCCATTTCTGAATTAGGTGCCCAACCATTTCCGAATGTGAATGTTACTTCAAAAAGGTTAGCGTGAGAAGGTCCACCGTATTTGTGAATACCAGCTTTAAATTCATTTATTTTAAAAGCCATTTATCGTCCTACTATTTTTGATCGTGAGTCTAAATAAACTTTTCGCTTATTAGCGCCCACAAACTTAGCCGTTGGTAAAAATAAAGCAATATCCCATTCTGTAGGGTGAATATAAACTAACTTAGATCTTACTTGACTATTTAAATAATGTTTAACAGTTGGTTTAAAAAACCTAAACTTTGAAGCACTTTCTAAAATGTCATAAGAAATTCTTAGTTTAGTATTCTCATTATATGTTTCATTCGTTGTTACGGTGTATAATTGGTCCATTAACCTAGCTCGCATGGGAGGAGACAGGTAATGCATGTTAATTCCCAAAAATCCACCTTTAGCTTTATTTATGGGAAAAATTAAAGGATATCGATCATAGTATGGTAAGGTCTTTTTATGCTTAGGGTCATAAGAAAATGTGTACATATGACCCATTTTAAAAGTGGTTTCCATCCTTTTAGAATCAGCTTGTCTTATAAATTTACCTTCACCAACTTTAGAGGCTGTCACCTGTCCTGCTTGAGCTCTAAACCAATCGCGAGCCTGTTGAGTTTTTGCAGGAACTTGTCCAGCATTAACCCCAGCTTGCAGAATGTCCGACATTAATTTGGTTGCCATTTATTTTATTCCTAAATCTCTTTCTGTCATTATCATAAATTGCCAACCTCTATCTGCACAATAATTTCTCGCAGCTTTCCATTTGGCTTCATTAATCCCATATGTTTTAACCTCATTTAGATATCTTCTAGATAATCCGCCTTTGGCTGTATTCTTTTTACTTATATCAGGTGGCTTCGTTTGAGATGCCGGTTTTATTTCAATCATCATTGTTTTATTTTTACCACTAGGATCTTTTTTACAAACAATTACATCTGGGAAATATCTATGGCGTCTGCCATCTATAGGTGACACATATGGAACAACTACTTCCTCAGATTGCCACCATAGTACTTCAGGGTGTTGATCAAGTGTACTAAAAAATCTCAATTCCCATGATGATCTATAAATAATTTTAGTTGGATCACCTTTATATTTGCTAGGGTTTTTAGGCCTAAACCTTCCCTTATAAGCCACTAGTCACTCCATATTCTCAATATAAATAATCCATAGTATTTATAAAAAGGTAGTATAATGCCGAACCAAGATTTGGGCGTAACGCCCGCCAAGGTATCAAAGTTAGAATCAATAAGAAACAGTAATCGGAATATGCATAGCAACAGCGGGATGTTATCATTTCCATCTAGACCGTATGCGCACTCATTTTTAATGGTTTTTGAAGAATATCAATATACACCTCTTGGAAAATACGGTGTTCTTAGTCCAAAAGTTGAAGCAAAAACAGGGCGCGCTGTTAGTTCATCTCTTAGAGGTTCATCGGCAATAGAACTACCGTTTCCAACAAGTCTTTTAGATGAAACAGCTTTAAATGTTGGGCCATTTGAGCGCAGTATGGTTGCAGAAAACATTGCAAATAAATTAGCACCATTTATTAATTCTAATAATGAAGCTGATTTAAAAACGACGTTAAATAACATCGGTGCTGGGGTGCAGAATACTTTAAGTAGCTTTATGAGCTCAGTTGATGCTCAAGGTGGATTTGGTGAATCAGCAACGAATTTGGTAAAAAGCGCGACGCAAGGTTTACTAGGAACGCAAACGGGCGATATTATTTCAGGTGCATCATTTCTATTGAGATCTTATGCGCCTAATCTGTTTGGCGGTACTGTTGGCTCTACTATTGACAATGTAACTGGTCAAACTATTAACCCAAGGATGACATTAGCATTCCAAGGTGTTCAATTAAAAAACCATAACTTATCTTGGCAGTTATTTCCAGAAAATCAAAAAGACTCTGATATTATCAGAAATATTATAAGTCAATTAAAAATTAGTTCTTTACCAGCAGTTCAAGATTTGCCAGGTATTAATAGAGCATTTTTAAAATACCCATCTATTGTAAAACCGTATCTGTTGGGTGTTAACCCAGGCTATTGGTTTCAATTTAAGCCTTGTATGATTTCAAGTGTATCAGTGGATTTTGGTGGTGGCGGTATTGTATCTGTTATTAAAGGTGGTAAGCCAACTGCTGTTACCATTTCAATACAGTTAATGGAACTAGAGATTCATACACAAGAAGATTATACTGGTGGTGGTGCAAGTATTGCTGGACCGCAGGGCGCGACCATAGATCAACAACTGCAGCAAATGGATAGTAGTGTTACAAGCTTCTTGGGTGGATTTGGCGGGCCGCCAGCAAAAACTAGCTCAACAACAGTTATACCGCCCAACGGCAGATAATAAACAAACGAAGGAATATCATAATGTCAAAATATTTCGATGAATTTCCAATTATAGAATATGAGGGTAAACAAATTCGCGATATCACTCGTAGAAATACTTTAATGAAAAGTGTTACTACTAATCCTTTAGTTTATCTTCCATACACAGTACAAGATGGAGAGAAACCAGAGGATATTGCTAATTGGTACTATGGTTCCACAGATTATACATGGTTAGTATTAATGGCAAATAATATTGTAGATCCATATCACCAGTGGCCAAAAAACGTTGAAGATTTTAACAATTATATGATTAAAAAATACGAAGCCGAAAGCGGCAAAGAAGGCCCTGAAGTTTTACAATGGGCACAAGATGAAGATAGACAAGATAACGTTGTCTATTATTATAAAGAGGTTTAAAAATGGCTGATGTAATTAGGTTAGCTCCCGACTCATTCCGTACGATATATCTACGAAGAGAAGACCGTGTCATTTTGTTAACAGAAACCGGGAGAAGAATTTTTATCAAGCGTATTATTCCTGACGAATGGGTTCCTTACAGAATTTATGAACAAGAGGAAGCTCTTAATGATAATAAAAAAGAGATCTTCTTATTTGACAGAAAATACTTACCGCAGATTACAGACGAGTTTATTCAAAAAATAAGAAATAATGCCTAGAGATTTTAATAATTCAAGTTATACAATAACTTCTGCTAAGTTATATTCATATGGTAATTCAAAGCCGTTCGATTTAGACGGCTTTATTACTCAAGTTCATTTTACTCAATCAATGGACATGGCTAGTTATACTTGTGTTATTGTGGTGACTGATGCTATTGGTATTGCAGAAAATTTACCAATTAGAGCAGAAGAGCGCATTGACTTGCAGCTTTCAGTTGATGACCTTCAAAGTCCATTAAAAGTACAACTTCAGATTTATAAAGTTAGTGATCTCACAATCGGTGATAACAGTGCTACGGTATCTTTTACTGCACATTGCGTTTCTACAACATCATTTAATATGATGAAAAGAAGAATTACAAAACACTATAAAGGAACAACTGAAAAAATTGCAAAGGAAATGTTTGATGAATATATTGGAAAGGTGGGTAGCAAATCTGACATAGATCCTGATTATAAATCAAATGGAGTAATAAGAGGCTCAACATTTCCGTATGCAGTGGTCAGATATGAACTTCAAGGAGAAAGAGAAAGATTTTTCTTTGTGCAGCCTGGCGCAAGTATTTTGAATTTTATTATTCCTAGATATACACCAGTTAAAGCAATGGATTTTCTAGCTGCTAAATCTTATCAACCAGAAACAGCATCACATACTTTTAGATTTTTTGAAAATTGGATTGGTTATTATTTTGTTACTGACGAGTTTTTCTTTGAAAGAGCAAAACAAAATAAATCTGCTATTCAGTTATTTTATTCTCCAACTGCTTCATCAGATTATACTGATACTGAGTCACAAATCGGAAGAATTGACAGTCTTTCTAATCCTGAAAGAGGTCTAAATACTGGGAAAGATATATTTAGTGGAAAATATATGGCAGACGTGTTTGAAATTGATCTGCTTAAAAGAACAACTCGTATAGAAAAATTTGATTATTTAAAAGACGGTACTAAGTTCGTAGACGCAACTGGTAATACTAGAAAATTATCTAGTATGCCACATACTGAGCAGTTTATTAAAGATACATTCACGGAAGAAAATTCGCATAGATATATAATTGTAAGAGATTATCAAAGCGCAGAAGATTTGCCTTCAACGTTAAAAGCTGAAACTCATTATGCTGAAATAGCATTAAAAAGAGACTCGTACCGCGGTCATTTAATGGATATGGTTGTTAATGCAGAATTAAGAGGTCGTGCAGATATTACTCCAGGAAGAATTATAGATTTAAGCATATCTGCATCCGGAGGTAATTCGGCAGAAAAACACAACCAATTAGCAGGCAAATATTTAGTATATGGAACTAGACATGCCTTTGTAAATTTTGAATTGAAAACTTCTTTAACATTAGTTAAATACGATTGGAGTACAACATAATGGAAGCTGGAATTGGTATTGCAAATCCTTTATTTTTTATAGGCGTGGTTGAAAATTGTATCGATCCTCGTAATGAAGGACGTGTTCAAGTTCGAGCATTTAGTGTGCACGGAACTCTAGAAGAAATTCCAACAGAGCATCTACCTTGGGCTATTTGTATGAAAGGTGATTATACACCAAATGGCCAAATGATACCGGAGCTAAATGATTTTGTTTTTGGTGTTTTCTTAGATGGAAGGGATGCTCAAACTCCTATGATAATGGGATTAATTCCTACTCAATTTGCTGAAGCACCAAACCCTGAGAAAAACGGGTGGGGCACGAAAGTTGGCACTCACCATTCTAGCGAAGATAGACTTGCTAATGGCTCAAAACCACAAAATTTTGGCCAACCTCAACAAGACAGACTTGTCCGCGGTGAAAATATTGAAGAAACCTATGTTATGGAACAATCAGTGGCTGCGATAGATGTTGAAAAGGTTGCTGAGGGTGCTGTTGCTTGGAAAGAACCACAGCCAGCGTACGCTGCTCAATATCCATTTAATAAAGTTTGGAAAACGTCAGAGCACGTTATTGAATTAGACGACACTAAAAACAACGAGCGTATTATGATTTGGCATAAAGCTGGGTCCTATATACAAATTGACTCTAATGGTAGTATGACCACCAGATCTACTGGAGATAAGTTTGATGTTAATAAAACCGGTCAACATGTTTATATCGGCGGACAATCTAATGTGACCATTATGGGTCACACATATATGTATCACGACGGAAATGTTACACAAGAGATTAACGGTGATTATAAACAAATTATTCACGGTAACCATTATGTCGGTGTTGGAGGGCAAGGTAACTTCAATATTAGCGACTCTCTGCAAATAAAATCAAACGATATGATGTTAGATGCTCATAATGGTACGATGGGTATATACGCAAAGGATACTCTTAATATTCAGTCTAAATTAGATATGAATTTAAAAGCAAATAAAACATGGATTGATGCGGCTGCCGATCTTAACGTTTGGGCCGATAATCTTTATATGACTGGCGAAAGCGATGCCAACCTTTATGGTGCAGCAAATGTTCAAATTGGAGGAGGAGCAGAGGGCCAAGTTAGTATTTCTGCTGCTACAGTTGCAATAGACGATGTAGTCACTATGGCAAACGGCGAGGCAGACTCTGCTACAGGCGGAGAGCAAGGCGTGGGTGCCGCTAGAACAGAATTACCTGAGCCTCCAGCTAAATCGACAGCAACGACCGCAGATAAAAGAACAACGGAGCCGGTTACTTCAGCTGGTATTACAAGCGTTGATGAAGGAGTAATTGTCTAATGTCAAAATGTCCTGATCTTGATTTTAATACAAATTTTAGAACTACAAACACTGTATCCTTATTTAATACTGGAGCTACGGGATCTTATACGAATGCGAATGGTACTTGGTCTTTAGATCAAGTAGCTGTTATTGAAAATCAGTTTTTAAATAATATAGTAACTAAACTTGATAGTAATGAGCTTATTGATGCGGTTGCTGAGTTCGGTGACAAAGAATTTTATGGATCGGTAAATAATTTAAATAATGCATTTAGTACTAATATTAATATAAAAGAATCAGTAACTAATTCAGATGGAACAGCTAGAGAAGGTTACGAGGTAGTTTTTGGTATTATTGAAAAAGGAAGAAAAATAACACCTTTTGAAATGGCTTTGTTTATGAAAGATTATTATTATGATCCTACTAGCGTTAATAATGCAATAAATGGGAATAATACAGACAGCTTTTTATCAAGCTTAAATGACTTTTATAACGGAAGCTTTTTAAATAGTATTATGGGCGGTTTCTGTAGTGCGTTGCCAAACATATTTGGTGTTTTTGCTTTATTTGATGAGATACAAAAAGTTGCTGGTAAAGCATTAGCTATTCTATCTAAAATTAAAAACTTTGAAAATCCTTTAAAAGCTTTTTTTGATGCTTTAAAAGTTGAAGCCTTAATTACTAAAATTAAAGATCAGATTACTAAGGTTATTGATAAAACAATTAATAAAGTTAAAAAAATGGTTGAAAACTTTAGCTTAGATAAAATGTTTAAGCAAGCAGAAGTTTTTATTAATCAGACGATTGCTCAAAATGTAATGAAAATTAAAGAAGAAGTTATGAATTTCTTCGATGGCGATTTTATTAATAATGTAAAAGAAAAAGCTAAAAACTTAATAGATTATGCTTGTAATTTATTAAAAAATCCAACGTTAGAGCAAATTCTATTTTTAATGGCTAGATTTTGTGGTTTAGCCAATAATATTGCTCAAGTATTTGAAGACGCTAAAAAACCATTAGATCAATTTGTACAAAAATATAAAAGAAATTATGGCATCGTCAAAAGCTCTTCAGCCGTGAACACAGGTGCGGCCATTGAAAATGGTGCGAGAAGATACAGTGATGAAAAACGCACAGAAGAGATAAATAGAATGAACGAGGACCTTTATAAGCAACCAATTACTGATGATACTATTGTACCAAATACAGACCCACCGGTAACATATGGCGATCTCAAAACGGGTAGAATAGACCCCGTTTATCTTGCCGACGATGCTGCATATGGAGTTAAAAAATATGGTGAAAGATTAAAATTAGAATACCCGCCTACACCTGAGGAACTTGCGGCGATACCTAATTTTGATGATTTAATTGATGGCAAAGATCCTAGATTTGTATTAACTAAGGGTGGTGCTTATCGGTACTATAAAGAAAAACCAGGCGGTGCTTCTCAAATGTGGTGGAAATGTGGACAATTAGAACGAGTAATGTTAATGAGGTTACAGAAACAGTTTGGAAAACGAATAACGATTTTGAGTGCCTTCAGGGGTGATGGTTATAATGAACATATTCGCAAAAATGGCAGCGGCGCTGTTGACAAAAGTGCACATACAAACGGAAGAGCTTTTGACTGCACTTGGAGTGGATTTAACGCAACGTCAATTAAGAACTTTAAAGCAATTGCTGTAGCTGTTGGATTTAATGGAATAGGAACCTACATAGGGGATGGCTTCATTCATGTTGATACTAGAACAAAAATTGTTAACCCAGATGGACTTATGTTTTGGGACGGATAAATGGTAGTTAACTTATTAACTGGAAACAGTAAGAAAATTAATTTATATTCTGATTTCAAGAAAGATCTTGAGATCAGTCCTTTGTCTGATGATTTAACGTTATTAAAAGATGAGGATGCCGTAAAGGAATCTATTAAAAATCTTATTTTAACCGACCGCGGTGAAAGATTATTCCAACCCAACCTCGGTGGTAATATTAAGGCAATGTTATTTGAAAACATCACCCCCGGCTCATTAAAATTTATAGAAGAACAAATTACTACAACAATTAAATTACACGAGCCAAGAGCAGAATTAATTGGCGTTACTGTTGGAACAACGAGAGACGAAAATACTGTAGCAGTCCAAGTAGAATTTTATATAACAAACCGAGAAGCGCCAGTAGAGCTAAGTGTATTTTTAGAGAGGACACGATAAGATGGCTAAATTAAATCTTGCTGAATTAGACTTTCAGTCAATTAAAGAGCAGTTTAAAATCTTTCTGCAAGATCAAACGCAGTTTAAAGATTACAACTTTGACGGCTCAAATATGAGCGTCCTTTTAGACGTCTTAGCATATAACACTTATCAAAATAACTTTTATACTAATATGGCAATCAATGAGATGTTTATCGACTCGGCCGTATTAAGAAACTCCGTTGTCTCGCATGCAAAAGAATTAAATTACTTACCAAGATCTCGCAAATCAGCAAGAGCTACAGTAACGGTTAAAATTTTAGATGATACTATAACTGGTACAACTGTCGTAATTCCTCAATACCAAAGTTTTAGTGCTACATATCTTGGAAATAATTACGAATTTATAACCGATAGAGTACACATTGCAAAGGCTTCGTCACCAGGAGTTTATGAAAGTGAAGAAATTACGCTGTACGAAGGATCTATTCTTACAAGCTTTGAGCGTGAAGGTTTCTTTATTGACGATGACGGTGTTTTAAGAGTTAATCTATCTAACGAAAATTGTGATACCGACTCTATTGAAGTATTTGTTGATGCCGAAGCAACCGAAGATACAAACATTTTTGTAAGAAAAAATGATGTATTTGGCGTTGGAGCATTGGATAAAGTATTTTATGTTGAACCATATTTTGATGGACGTTATTCTGTTTATTTTGGCAGAAACGTATTTGGATATCAACCAACAGAACTAGAAGATGTTCGCGTAAAATATAGAGTTACATCGGGCGCCGAAGCAAATGGTATTCAATCATTTACAGCCCAGATTACAGAAAATGGAGCCACAGTTGTTACTACAGTAACTAAAGCCCAGGGTGGGTCAGACCAGGAATCGACTGAAAGTATTCGCTTTACAGCTCCTAGAGCTTTGCAAATTCAAGAACGCGCTGTTACTCAATCGGACTATGAGCAATTGTTAAAAAATCAATTCCCAGAGATCGTGGCTGTTGCTGCATATGGTGGAGAAAAATTAGAACCTCCGCAATATGGTAAAGTTGCAATCTCAGTTTATCTGGGTCAAGGTAACGATCTATTATCAAAATCTGCTGCAGCACAATATATCGATTACTTAGCTGATAGAACTCCGCTGGCTGTTGAGCCTATTTTTATCGATGCTCAGTATTATTATGCTGATATTACAGTAAATGCATATTACAGTAAGTCAGTTACTACAAAATCTGCTGGTCAATTAGAATCTTTAGTCAGAACCACGATTACAAACTATTCAGACACGAACTTAGATGACTTTAATAAAACACTTAGATTATCAAAGCTTTCAACCTTAATAGATAATTCTGATATTGCTTTCCAATCAAATGCTATTGTTGCAAAACCAATAATTGATTATACTCCTGAATTAAATGTTTCGTTAAACCCGGAATTTAATTTTAATACAGCTTTAGTCAAACCATATGCATATAATACTACAAATAAATTTACTGATTATAAGCCTGCAATTAAATCTGGCGAATATGATTTAGATGGTGTTTGTGTATTTTTCCAGGACGATGGTAATGGCAAAATTCAAATTGTTGCTGCCGACTCTGTTAATCCCGAAGTTATTGAGCCAAATTTAGGCACAGTTGACTATACAACAGGCCAAGTTAAATTAACAGGATTTAAAACAGAATCATTTAATGGCTCAGCAATTAAAGTTGTAGCTAATACAAAAACAGACGATATTAAAGCACCTAATGGAAGAGTTTTTGCTATAAGAGATGCAGATGTAACTGTTAAAATTATAGAGACAAAATAATGGAAATAGAAAAAAGTATTTTATTTAAAGTCGAGCAGCAGTTTCCTGCAATATATCGAGAGTCGGGAACCGAACTCGTTCAGCTGATTAAAGACTATTATGAGTTTTTGGAAACAGAAACTAATATGAGTCACTATAGATCAAGAAGACTTTTTGAATATAGAGATATTGCTAGAACAACTTCTGAGTTTATTATCCAATTCCATAAAATGTTTATGCCGGATATGGATTTGTTGGAACCTGATGTAGCGCGACTTGCTGTTAGGAGTATTTTAGATCTTTACAGGCGTAAAGGTACTCCCGGCGCTATTAAAGTATTTTTTAGGCTTTTCTATCGCGAAGATGCGCAAATAAAATATCCTGGACAGTTTATGGCCAAGCCTTCAGACTCTTCTTGGAGAAAAGGCGTTTATTTAGAAATGTATCCAAATAATAATGTTTTCTATGATAAAGATGGAAACAAATATGATTATGGTGACTTATATGGAAAAAATATTAAGGGCGCTGCTTCTGGCGCACGAGCTGCTGTTGACACCGTAAGCTTTATCAATGTTAATAAAACTCTTATACCTGTTCTTTATTTAAGTGACGTTAAAGGTACCTTTGAAAAATATGACGATATTGTTAGTGTTATCAATGGTAATTCAGTTTCATTTGGTAGGTTATCTGGCTCTTTAAGTAATATTAATATTACAACCGATCCTAACATTTTTAGTGGTACTACTAATCATGAAGTTGGGGAAATATTTGATGTAGAAAGTCAGACAGGATCGGGTGGCCGCGCTATTGTTACTGAAGTATTTACTACAGCAACCGGTCTTGTTTCTTATAAAATTGCAGACGGCGGCTTTGGATACACTGTAGCTAATACAGAACTTTTAGTTTCAGATCAGGTTATTATTATTGATAATCCTAATAAATCGTTTATTTTAGAAGAAAGATTAACAGACGATCTTGGAGCAAGTGGTCGAGTAATTGGCCAGAGCGAAGTTGCTGTTGGCGTTAAAATGAATCCGGGTGAAGCATTTAATGCTAATTCTATAGTTTTTGCTACTGACCGCGCCGGCAATCCACAAATTGATTCTTTCTTACAGGCAAACATTGCTCTTATTACTGATAAAAATGGCTCTTCTCCAGGGCCTCTTTTTCCTTTAACTGGTAACTCTGAAGATGTTAAAGTTAATATTACCAACCAAGAAACAGTAAGTCTTATTACTGACAAAATTGCAGATTATACTTCTGTTCTTATTAATTCATCAAATTATAATGATGTTCCTCCAGCAGTTAGACCAATGTCAGGCACGGCTGATCCAGTTACACTGGCTACTCCACTAGACGAAGCATTTGATTTACAAGATTTCCAAATTGGCACAATTAGTGAACTCGTTAATGTTAACCCAGGTGCAGATTATACTAATGATGTATGGGCAATAGCTGTTGACGAAATAATGAGATATTTTGATAGATATGAACAAGTTATCACGGTTGACAACTTTGCTGCTGGTTTCACAGTTGGAGAAGAAATAGAGGGAACATCCACGGGACGAAGAGGCGTTATTACAGGAATTAATGCTTCTGATCCTAAGTATATAAAGGTCAGACCTTTTAGTTATTATGGATTTACAAAAGACGATGATATTATTTTCAATGGCGTTAGATATAATGTCGTAACTGTTGCTAGAGACTATAACAGTGAAAAATTGGGTGAAAGTGCAGATATTGAAGCAACTGTTGATTACGAATCTGGAAAAATTAAAGAAGTTGAAATATACAGATCTGGACTTGGATATCCAGAAGGTGATGTAGTTTATTTGGTAGATGAAGACGGAACTAAGCACGCAAGAGGCATAGCAAACTCATATACACAAGGTATCACAGAGGGATATTGGGCTACATTCAATTCCCATCTAAACGGATTTTCTGACAGCAACGATGATGGATATATTGACGCCACAACAGAATATAAAGATTATGGCATGAAAATTCAAGATAGTGATTATTATCAAGAATATTCTTATGTTATTAAAACGTTGGTTGGCGAAGAAAGATTTAGAGAACCAGTTGAAAGACATCTGCATTTGGCAGGTACAAAAATGTTTGGTGATTTCTTGTATCAAAGAGATGTACCAATTGGCATTGGCGCAAGAAACATTCTTGGTATCAAAGAAGACGAAGAAGTCGGCGGAGATTACATCGTTGGACCAGATCAATACGTTGCATATGCGGGCGGCGGCTTAAGGGCGGATACTACAACATATAGAGTTGATGATACAGATATAAGAGCTGACGCGACAGCAGAACCATAGAAATAAGATAAATAACTAAAAAGTTATGAGGGAAAAATGGCAAAACAAATAATTGATGTAGGCACTACAGCAGATGACGGTACAGGCGATAGACTCCGTGATGCCTTCATCAAAGTTAATGAAAACTTTACCGAGTTATATACCTTCGACTCAAACATTAGTACGGGTATAGCATTAACAGATATTAGCGTAACCACCGGATCAGCAACAGGTGCTGGGGCATTAGCATATAATAACAGCACTGGTGTATTTACTTTCCAACCTGCGGTTCTTCCGTCGGCATTAACAGACCTAGGAATTTCTGATGGTACTAACGGCCAGGTATTAACCACAAACGGAAGTGGCACCTTCACCTTTGAAGATGGCGGTGGCATTGGGTTAAGCTCAAGAACTACTGGCGCTAATACCTCTCCTTCTATAGCTGATGCAGCGTCTGCAGATATAAACATTCCGGGATTTAAAGGCTATGTTTTAATGAAAATTCAAACGGACAAGGCTGCTTGGGTAAGAGTTTATACTGACGATGCTTCAAGAACAGCAGACGCTTCAAGAACAGAAACAACCGATCCTGCGGTTGACTCTGGTGTAATCGCTGAGGTTATTACCACAGGAGCTCAAACTGTATCAATGGCACCGGCTACAATCGGTTATAATAATGAAAGTTCTCCTACTACAACAATTCCAATAGCCGTGACAAATAAATCCGGTTCAACGGGAACCGTTACAGTAACATTAACGATCCTACAATTAGAGGCTTAAAATGGCTAAAAAAGAATGGATCGTAACTCTTCATAGAAAAGAAGATTTGCAAGATTTCTATACTGATATGGAAACGCCTGGCGGAAGTTTGTATATTCCAGATCGTTCCGTAAGTGTTAGGCATAGAAGAAACATAAGTAGAAATACTCACTATATGTTAGATTTTGATGAAGCACTCATGATATTAGATGATCCTAGAGTTGCCAGTGTAGAGTTAGCAGAAATTCTAGATTTATTTACTAAACCGTCCGGTTGGACCTCGTCTGGAGAAGTTTTTTCAAAAGACTTTTTTACTGATGTAGGTGATATAAACTGGGGACTATTAAGACATCAATTAGCTGCCAACATTAGTGGTTGGGGTGATGATGCTACTTCAAACGTGTCACAAGATTTCAGTGTTACTACCGGTGGTAAAAATGTTGACGTTGTTATTGTAGACGGGCACATTGATCCTGCCCATCCAGAATTTGCAGTTAATTCTGATGGTACCGGTGGAACAAGAGTTGTTCAATATAATTGGTTGCAACATACAAACGAAGTAAGTGGCGGGGCTAATGGAACTTATGTCTATACTCCATACGTAGATCCTAGCTATCCTGACACCGATGGTAATGGTATAGCAGATAGAACTGAAGATAATAATCATGGATGCCATGTTGCAGGAACGGTAGCAGGTAATACTCAAGGATGGGCTAGAGAAGCAAACATTTATAACATAAGCCCATATTCAACTAATCAAAATAGTATTTCTTCATCTTTAATGTGGGACTATATTAGAGCTTGGCATAATAGTAAACCAATTAATTCAGCAACCGGGAGAAGAAATCCAACTGTCACAAATAATAGTTATGGAACAACGATCACACTTAACAATGGCGATTTTGGCCCAGTTACAAGAGTAATTTATAGAGGCGTAGATTATAATCCGGGAAGAAGTCTTACATTAGCAGAATTACAAGCGCGCGGATTTTATGCAACTGATACATCCCCAACCGTACCTTATTGGTCTAGTGCAAGGGCAGCAGATATTCAAGATGCTATAGATGATGGTATTATAATTGTAGCTTCAGCAGGAAACGACTCTTTTAAAACCGTTAGATCTACTAACCAAGATTATAACAACTTTTTTTATGCAACTTATCTCGGATTTGGTGCAACTTGGTATCTTAACAGGGGAAATCAGTCAGGATCAGCCGTAGAAAACGTGATTAACGTTGGGGCAACGGATAACGGACAAGCAGAGTTTAAAGCAACTTTTTCTAATTGCGGAGATCTTGTTGACATATTTGCAGCAGGAGTCGCAATACAATCTAGTCTTCATACAAGTACTGGTGCCACTGCAGATCCTAGAAATGGGAGTTATTACTTAGGAAAATATCAAGGAACTAGTATGTCTGGCCCACAAGTTTGCGGCGTATTAGCTTGTCTATTAGAACACTATCCAGGTACTACTCAAGCAGAAGCTCAAGCTTGGTTAACACAATATGCAAACGTTAATGAAATGGGAGACAGCGGAACTGATGATCCTATGGACAGGACAAGTTTGCAAGGCGCGCCAAATTTATTTTTGCGCTGGTTTAACCAAAGATCAGACACTGGAACAGCATACCCAAGAACAGCTTTTAAAAATAGACCAACATCAGGACATGTTTATCCTCGTACTGCCATTCGTAGACGTGGATAATTAAATATAAATATTAGAAAAACATCAGGAAAAATGGTAGTATGGCAGAGATTTTGACATCGAAATATAAGCAGGATCTTCTTAGGAATTTCTTTCTTGAAACGCAGGAAAATGCTAATACAGCATTAACCAACGAATTTTATATGATGGTAGGAAACAATTTAGATTCTTTCGGAAATAAAATCACTTCTGTTAACGCGCAGGGTAGCGAAAGCAAATTTATGAATACCATTTTGTTTGGTAAAAAAGTTGCTCCAACTGACGTTAAAATTATGTTTAAATATAATCCTTGGCAAGAAGGAACGGTATTTGATGAATATGACGATCAAGTAAATCTATCAGACAAAAAATTTATTTGTGTTGTTGGCCCAAACTTAAATAAAACTGGCGACTATCGCGTATTTAAATGTTTAAATAACAATGGCGGCGCGGCTGTTCAAACACACCCAGAATATGATATAACAAACGAAGATCAAATTTATTCTGTTCTTACTGACGGCTATGTTTGGAAATATATGTTTAGAATTACTGCGGCTCAATTTGAAGCCTATAATGCAGTAGGCTATATCCCTATTATGGGAGATTTTATATTAGATCCATTTGATACTGCAAATAGTGCTGCTTTGCCAACCACTACTGGATCTCCAATTAATAAAATTGAATTATCTAATGGTCTTGAAAATTTTGGATATCCAGCAATTTATGAAGGATCTGTTTATGGTATTAATAAGGCTGATAACATTGTTACTGTCGAAACACCCGCTGATTATAGATTAAGCCAAATTCAAAATTATTATGCCGGTATGACAATGTCAATTGTTTTATCAGGACCTCAAACAGTTTTATGGGAAATTTCTAAATATGTTTATGATACAGGGTCAGGCCGCGGATTATTTACTTTAAAAGGTCAGCCTGTTATAAACAGTCCAGGCGCAAGAGATACGGCTAACGTTGAATTAACACAAGAAGTTAGCATTACACCAACCGTTATAATCGAAGGTGACGGAACAGGCTGTGAAGCTGTTTCCATAGTTGAAGATGAAGTTATTACTGGAATTAAAATAAACAGTTCTGGCGATGGATATCATAATGCTACAGCTACTATTAAAGATCCATTATACGACTTTGATCCAGATGATCCACTAACTGTAGATGTTAGAGCAACTTTAAGACCAATACTTTCACCAAAAGGTGGACATGGCACAGACCTTATTGCTGAATTAGAAGCAAAAAGAATTTTAATGTATGCATATATCAATGAAACAAACAACTCATTGATTGGAGCAACAAACACGTTTAATACAGTTGGGCTTATTAAAAACCCAACGTGGGCTAATACGTCACCAAATTATACATCCCCAGAAACATTCGATAATAGAATTGCAGTCACTACAGATTCATCATACGATATCTTATCTGTCGATACTCTAGTCACTCAAGTAGACGCAAATAATGACGTTATTTTTTCTGGAAAAATTCACGAAGTTGATGAGACGTCAAATACATTTTATATTTCAGAATATATTGGCCCGTATGTTAATAACCCAGATAGTACTAGCCAAACATCTTTAAATTTAAGTTATCCTTTATTAACTTTAGATGGTACTGCAATTCAGATAAATACACCTATAGAAGATAATGTTGTAGAATCTCCATATGTGCAGCGCTCTGGCGTATTATACTTTATGGAAGATATCACACCTCTAACAAGAACAGACCAATCACGTGAAGAATACAAACTGGTATTGGAATTTTAAGGAAACCGTAAATGCCTATTAATACAGACTTAAATATTGCACCATATTTTGATGATTTTGATGCTGAGGATCAGTTTTATCGTATCTTATTTAAACCAGGATACGCTCTTCAAGCACGTGAACTTACTCAATTGCAAACAATGTTGCAAAACCAAATTGAAACATTTGGAGATAATATTTTTAAAGAAGGTTCAATCATTAAAGGTTGTAACTTTGCACAAATTAACGGTTTGCAATATGTTAAATTAGCAGACAAAGGTGGATTTGATCCAAGAGAATATATTAGTAGACAAGCGTTAGACACAGTAGGCGGTGTTGATAATGTTGAAGTTGAATTAGTATATGAGATTGAAGGTAGTGATAGTGGTCTTAAAGCACGTATTGTAGAAGCATCACGTGGTTTCTCTACTCGCCCACCTGATTTAAACACATTTTATATTCAATATATCAATAACACCGAAGTTAATACACAGTTTCGCTCTGGTGAGTTGCTGACTATCACAGAACGTAGATTTTCTGGCGAAGATGAATATAGCACAACTCTTAACTTAAATACAATTAACGTTACAACACAATCGCCGAGAGTTGGTTATTCATATGGTATCCAATCGACACCGGGTATTATTTTCCAAAAAGGCCAATTCATTTATGCAGAAGCTCAATCTTTAATTGTTGAAAAATACTCAGACTCTCCAGACGATAAAGCAGTCGGATATAAAATTACAGAAACTCTAGTTACTGCTTTACAAGACAGATCACTTTATGATAATGCTGCAGGAACAACTAATGCTAACGCTCCTGGTGCAGATAGACTTAAATTAGCACCTGTTTTAACAGTATTAGATATTTCTGATGCAGAAATAGACCTTGACTTCTTTACATTAATTAAATATAATGAAGGAAAGGAAGTTACATTAAGAGACGTTTCACAATATAACGTATTAGGCGATGAAATGGCTCGTCGTACTTATGAGGAATCAGGTGATTATATAATTGAAAAATTTAATGTAAGAACAGAAAGAAAAGCAAGTGCAAACAACGCATTAAAAGCAATCGTTGGACCAGGCTTGGCTTATATTCACGGATACCGCATTGAAAACGGTGGAGAGATTGATTTTACTATTGAGGATATTGAAGCAACAGAAACTTATAATAACCAATCTGTTTCTATGCAATATGGACATTATATTGATGTTACAAGTTCGTTCACTGGCCATCCTACGCTAAATTTAGAAGAAGTCAATCTATTAGACTCTGGACTTGTTACGCGCGGCACTGCAATTGTAAGAAATATTACACCTAGCAAAATATATTTGACTGCTGTTAAAATGAATGGCGGTCAAGCATTCAACGATGTAAATTATATCAGCGCAAATGGTGATATTACAATCCCATCAGATTCTGTAATCAGGGATCAGGCAAAAGCTCCTGTTATTTTCCCAACTGGTGTATTTAGCACAAAAGATACAACAGACATTTCTGTTCCAGTCAGATCTAAGTTTTCTGGTTCATTTGGCGGTACAACAATTTCAATTACTCAAGGTGGATCATCTGGTCGTGATTTTGCATGCGACAATGATGATATTGTTGTTATTGATAGTGCAGGTACTCAGCTAACAGTTACCGGATATAGCACATCTTTAAATAATAGCGTATTAAATATTACTCTTGGTTCTTCCGGAACAGGATATGCAAACGTATTCTATAACGAAAGAATTCAATCTATCACACCATTTATTAAAACACCAGTAGAACCTTATATTAAAGTTGCATATGCAAGCGGAACAACAAGATATTCTTTAGGTTTCCCAGATGTTATTAGTATTCAAAGTATTGTTGACTCATCTGGAACTGATTTTACAAAAAGCTTCCGTTTAAAGCAGAACCAAAAAGATCATTATTATGATATTTCTTATATGGAATATATTCCTAATAGACCAGAGCCAACAGGTACTCTGACTATTAAGTTAAAAGTTCATCAAATTGGTTCGTCTCAATCTGGCGGTTATTTCTTTACAATCAGTAGTTACAAAATTGACGATGACTCAACTACACTTCCTTCAGGATTTATTCGTTCAAACGATATATCTGTTTATCAATCGTCTAGCGGAAAGAAATATAATTTAAGAGAAAGCGTTGATTTTAGACCGTATGTTGACAAAGACGCTGCAGCCGATTATACAGCGTTAACAGCAGGTGCGGCTCCAACAATCTCAACCGCGGTTGATGCTTATACAATTTCATTTACAGATCATGCTTCTTATGGTAGGTCAAATGCTGCGGGATATTTAATTCCAGCATTAAATGAATCTATGGTCATGGACATTGAGTCCTATTTGGCTCGTGTTGACTTAATTACAGTTGACTCTTATGGTCGCTTTAGTCTTATCAAAGGTCAAGAAGATCAATCACCAAGACCACCTACAATTGGCGACGATCAATTCATTATTTCGCAACTGACAATTCCTGGGTATCCAGCTCTTTCACAAAAAGAAGCTGCTCAGCAAAAGAAAAATCAGTATGCTGTTAGAGCAACAACGTCTGGTGTTAGAAGATATACTATGGCAGACATTGCAGATATTGATAGAAGATCAAAAAGCTTAGAATACTATATATCACTAAATGCGCTAGAACAGTCAGTAGAAAATATGATTATTCGCGATGGTGTCGTTAATAGATTTAAAAACGGTTATATCGCCGATCCTTTAAATGATTTAACTTTAGCTAATATGGAAAGCCCAGAGTTTAGTGCGTCAATTCTTCCTGATAGAAGAGTTATGGCCCCAGCTCTTAAAACTTATCCATTAGATATGAAATATAAAACATCATCTAATGCTACTATATTCCCAGCAACTGCAACCGCTGAAACAGCAACACTTTCTAGAAATGCTCACGTAGCAGTTATTAAACAGCCGTTTGCCACAGGAACAAGATCTTGTACAACAAACTTCTACAGCTATAGAGGCCAAGGACAATTATTCCCAGATCATGATTTTGTGCACGATACTGTTACCGACCCGGTACCAGTATTAGCAAACATACCTAATCAGATGGATGCATTTGTTGATGATATTCAAGAATTCTTACCACAAACGCAAACATCAACACAAAATATTGGATCAGTTCAAGTAGGAAGTTCTGATGATTTCTTCCCTGGATTTATTGAGCAGACAACAGTTACAGAAACAACTGTTGGATGGAGAACAGAGCAACAAAACGTAGGTGACTTTGTTTCTAACATTCAATTTAATCCTTACATTCGTGGCCGTAAAGTAAGAATTTATATGACTGGTCTAAGACCAAATACTCGTCATTATTTCTATTTTGATGGTGAAGATGTTAATGCATATGTAACACCAGGTGATCCCGATGCATCAATCCCTCGTGACATTTATACATATGGACAAAGAGGAGACGCAGTTACTACAGACGATAATGGTATTTTAAGAGCACTGTTTGACATTCCAGCTGGAACTTTCTTTGTAGGAGATAGAATATTACACGTAGCGGACGTTGACGCTTATGATGATATTCAAACTGCAGCTGTTTCTCAAGGATTTATTACTTACCACGCTTATAACATTGACATTTCGTCAAGATCATTGACAATGTCTACAAGAATTCCAGAGCTTCAAGTTAATACATCCACTACAACACGTAACGTTCAAGGTCGTGCTAGACCACAACAGCCTGAACCAGCTGATAGTAGTAACGATAGTAACAATGGAAATAATGGTGTAGTTGGCGGCGGTGGCGGAGGCGGCGGTGGTGTTATTGCAGCCATTGCTCTTGCATTCGTTTTCTTTGATCCATTAGCACAAACATTCTACGTTAAAGAAGGTATGGGTAAAGGATCTGGCACAATTTATGCATCTAAAATTGATGTATTCTTTAAACGCAAAAGTCTTGTTAATGGTATTACACTTCAAATTAGAGAAGTTTTAAATGGCTATCCAACAAATAAAGTTATTCCATTCTCTAAAGTTCATAAGCTTCCTGGTGCTGTTAGTGTTTCTGACGACGCAAGTGTAGCAACAACGTTTGAATTTAAGAACCCGATTAAATTAAAAACAGATAGAGAATACGCAATTGTTTTGGTACCTGATGCAAACGATCCAGATTATTTAGCGTTTACATCTAAGATCGGTGGAACAGATTTAACACCAGGTGATACTCAAGGTAAAGCTGTTATCCAAGACTGGGGTGACGGTGTTCTATTTACATCCACAAATAATAAGGCTTGGAAATCTTATCAAGATGAAGATCTTAAGTTTACGTTATATCGTCACGAGTTTAATCAAAACTCTGGTTCTGTAACTCTTACAAACCAAGATCACGAATTCTTTACACTAACAGGTTATGATGATAACGTATTTGAGCAGGGTGAACTTGTTTATCAAGAAAAAGCGTTGCAAGGTAATACAAGCGCAACTGTTAGTATTTTAAACGGAAGTAACAGTTTAACGGGAACAGACCTAGACGAAACATTTGCTGTTGGTGACTGGATTAAAGTTACAACTTCAGGCGCAGGCAGAAAAGAGCTATTTGAAGTTATAGAAATAGTTTCAGATTCTGAAATTACTTTGGATCATAAAATTGATTTTGAAGTTGCAAGCGGTTCTGCTGTTCCTATCGTTTCTGGAGAATGTGTTCAGCACAATCCAAATAAACCAGAGACTCTTATTCTAAAGAATAGTTCCGCAACAGCTACAAGAGGCTTTAGCGCAAATACTATTATTGGATATTCAAGCGGTACTTCTTGTCAGATTTCATCAGTCGATAACGTTAATTTAGGATTTGTTCAACCATTAATTCAAAAAGTTAATGATATTACAACCACAACTAAGCTGGAAGGCAGATTTACTAATCCATCTGATGTATTGACACCTTATGCAGTTCCTATGAAGTTTGCTGACTCTAACTACTTCACTCAAAATGGCGTATTAATATACAGTAAAACAAATGACCCGACAGGTAATAAACCATTTGAAGTAAAAGTTACTCTTGACAATAGAGCAAACTCAACATCTTCTCCGATGGTGGACATTGAGACTGCTTCACTTATTGCATACGAATATCAAGTTACAAATGATGCTAATACGGCGCCAGAATTTATTACTAAAACCGTTGAATTAGCAGACGACATAGATGCAGAAGATATGAGAGTCTTTATTCAAGCATATCGCCCAGCAAGTACTGATATTAAAGTTTACATTAAAGCACAAAATCCAACTGATAGAACTTCATTTGATACTGTGCCTTGGATTGAAATGGAATTAGTAGACGGTATTGGACAATATTCATCTGACTCAAACCTAGAAGACTTTAGAGAATATGCATTTGAAGTTCCAGAAGTCAGCCCAGGCGAAAACGGTATTAATGCAGGCGGCGTATTAGAATATACTAATGCTGAAGGAAGTACATATACAGAATACAGAAAGTTTGCTCTTAAATTTGAAATGCTATCACCTTATAAGCATAAAGTTCCAACTATTAAAAACTATAGAGGGATTGCTATCTCATGATAGTTACTAATAGAAAAAGAGATCCAAAAACCGGCGCTGTACTTAACACAGATGTAGAAGCTCTAAATAAATATAAACAAGAAAGAGCTTTGTATAAAAAAGTTAATAAGCTCGGAGAGGACGTCAATGAAATTAAAATGTTGCTTAGCGATGTTTGTGAAAGATTAGAAAAGTTAGAGAACAGATAAAATGGCAAAACCTAGTTTAACAAATATTACAACTACACAAACGTTTCAAAACTGGTTTGATAAAACCAACGAAATGGTTGACATTTTTCGTGACGAAGCTATTACTGCATCGGCTATTGGGGACACCACAACGGGGAATGCAACATTAGTTGGGAACTTTACAGCAACAAACATCATTGGTGATACAGCAGTTAAATCTGACAGAATATCAGCGCAAACCGGTGGTGGTGTAATAGATTTTACAGATCCAATTGAAATAACAGGTTCGTCAGATCAAGTTGTAGCCACATTTACTTATGTTGCAGACGGGCCGCGCGTCCAATTTACTGATGACTTAATTACATGGGATGTTGGATTTAAAGATACTTCTGCTGCATTTATAATTAATACTGGAGTTGGCAGTAACAAATTTGAACTTTCCACCGCTGGAACTTTAACTGTACCAAATATCGACGTTCTTGAAGGTGTAGATATCACAACAGATTTGGATGTTGGCGGGGATATGAGAGTTACTGGGTCGTTAACTATTAATAACCTTGTAGCAAATAATGTTTATGCTATTAACGAGTTGGTTACTGGGTACTCTGGTTCAGACATACGTTTAAAAGAAAATTTAGAAATTATCCCTAACGCGCTTGAAAAACTTTCGCAAGTTAATGGTTATACATTTAACTATATTGGAAAAGAAGAAAGGGTTACTGGTGTTGTAGCTCAGGAAATAGAACAAGTATTACCTGGCATAGTTTTTGATGCAGAACACCCAGATTATGATGGTCCACACAAAGCCGTTAGATACGGACACATAGTAGCCCTTCTTATTGAAGCAGTTAAAGAACTGCAAGGTGAGGTTGAAAGGCTAAAAGATGGCTCTTCAAAGTAGCGGCGCAATTTCATTACTAGATATTGCTCAAGAGTTTGGTGGAGGCGTGCCCCACGCTTTAAACGAGTACTATAGAAACGGCGGATTAGTGCCGGATATTTCCCCTTATAACGACAACATTCCTACTTCAGGTACAATAGCATTTGATGATTTTTATGGCGCATTAAATGCAGCACCTTTCATTGTTCGCATGATTGGTGCTGGCGGCGGCGGGGCTTCGGGCGTAAATGACGGCACTGGATCTCCACAAAGTTCATACGCTGGAGGGTCTGGAACATCTAGTGTTATTGCCAGTATAAACATTGACAATGTTAGTGGGATTTATTATGATAATATTAATGGCGTATTTGGCAATTATAGTCAGTTAAATAGTCCAGGGGGTACCGGGGGAACGCATAATGCTGGAACCAATGGCAATGCGGGGGCAGCTTCCGTGTACGGCCCAGGCGGCCCGGGCGGCAATGCTAACAATTCCGCTCCATCACCTTTTACCGGCACAAACTTTGCCGATGACTCTGTGGATAGTCCTAGAAGAGTTAATAATACATCATGGAATTATATTAAAGTACCGGCTGGCTATTCGGGTGCAGAATTAGGTCATAGCGCATCTGACAGAATTGCAGTAGAATCAACAAACGGACTTGGCGTAGGTATTCATAGATCAACAGCAAACGCTGAGTGGATCATTAGCGGTAGTGGTACGGTGTATTATGAAGTATATGTTGATTCTGAACGATATTGGGATTTTAGTAGATTCTATTTAAACGGAACCCGATATGTTAATATTTCAGGTTCAAATACAACTAGTTCGGGCAATCTAGCAGCAAGTGCTGGTACTGTTATCAAATGGCAATACTATAAAGATGGGTCAGTTGATCGTTATTCAGATCTAGGAAGATGCTATTTTTATGTTACTAACCAAAGTACTTTAGATTATTCTTATGGCGCAGGCGGCGGCGGTGGCGGCGGAGATGCTTCTTCTAAAAATGATCCGTCCGGCACTGGCGGTAATGGCGGTAATGCCGGGACCAACCAGACAGGACCAGTAGGAACTGTTCCGTTGCTAACAAATGGTCAGCATTGGATATATTTTAAAAGAAGTAATCCAAGCCTTACCAGTCAATATAGACCATTTGTTGGATTCCAAGGAGCAGGAAATAACCAAGGTAACCAAAATGGTGCTGCAGGTGCTAATGGACGTATACAAATAGTAGATATGCAAAATTGGGAAGAATGGAATTGGCGTGGCGCCGGTGTAAATAACTATGTTTGGCAGGTTCCCGAAGGATAAAATTTAAAATGACTACAAAAACGTATCCTGGGTTTGGTTGGGTTTCTGATTATGTTGAAAACATAGTCGGCGCAAATACGTATGTAATAAGCGAAGATTTAAACAATAAAATTTCAACTGTTCTTATAAGAAGAAACGATCAGGGAGCTTTTGATTGGGGCTATACAATGCCCGCAGTTTATGCAAATACAGTAATAGATTTTTTTAGTGACAATGGCGTAGTTTTAAACGACGAATTAATAAACTTTATAAATCAATGGCAAGCAATAAATGAAGTTTGTATAAATCCAAGATTTGGTATTGATGTTTCTAGAAGTTTAAACGGAGATAATACAATATGGATTGGCGGAGTTATTCCATATGCTGCTAATTGGTGGATTCAAGATTATGATTTAGGCGATTTAAATGTTGAAGAAGCGGTAAAAGGTGGAGTTAAATTAGGTTATAATTTAACAGAAGAAAGATTTGTAACTCTAAAACTTTATTCTAGATTTAGACTCGCGTGGGGTGACGATTCTGCAGCAACGAATTATGTATACTCAATAGATGCAGACAACAATTGTACCCTTATAACAACACAGGGGTGCAAACACTATCCGTCAACAACAGACGTGGTTAGTGTTACCCAAAGATGGGAAGATATTTTACCGAGTATAAACACATTGCAAGCTAAATACGAGGCTTATGATTGGTGCCGCGGCACGGCAATTAAATTTAACGAGCGAGTACAAACCGGAGAAGGTGCTCAAAATCAAGGTTACTTTTATCTTTCGGTAATGAAAAACCGCGACGCATAGGCACGCGTATTCATTATAAATAAAAGTAAAATATTAAAAAAGGATAGTTTAGAATGTCAAAGATTTCAGAATTAGGTCCTATATTAGGGATTAATACGCGATCTGAAGACCTATTCGTTATTGTAAACCTTATTCAAGGTGATGATGGTACAAAGAACATTACAAGAAAAGAACTCGTTGAAGCTATTCAATATGAAGTTTTCTCACACATTGAAATTACGGGTGGAACTATCCGAAATGTTCAAATGTTCACTTCCGAACTTAGCAATGTTACCATTAACGACTCAGTTATTAATAGAAATACGATCAATGATTCAACGCTAAATAATTCTCAAATTTACGTTGCAAATGCTCAGGACGTCACTGGGCTTCGTTTTGACCTAAGCAATTCATCAATTCACTATTCAGATATAGATAATACAACATTTACAGATGGATCAATATTTGATTCAACAGCTAACAATGTTACCATTACAAGTTCATATTTCCTAGATGGAAACATGGCTCGCAGCTCAGGTAATAATATGACATTTGTCGACTCAACAATCGACAACTCTATTATTACTGCATCAGAATTTAATGATGGCACAGCTAATAACGTCGTAATTCGTAATTCTACATTTACCAATGGAGACATGTACAACTCCACCGGTAATAATATGGTATTTACCAACTCAACTATTGACGATTCAACTTTCAATAATATGACTATTGAAGGTGCTGTAGCTAATAACTTTACAATTACCAATCTAAATCTTGACGAAGTTGTTATGACTGACGTCGAAATTAGCCGTGGTACAATCGACAGTGTTGATATTGCTAATGCTACATTTATCGGTGGCTTAACAGATGTTACTATTGCTAACGCACAGATTACCGACTCTGATTTCTCAAATGGTACTGGTAATAATGTAACATTTACTAACTTGGTAGACTCGACAATTCTTAGATCTGATTTCTCAGATGGAACTGGCTCAAATAACGTATTTACGGATACAACAATTGAAGCTGGCGTATTTAGAGATGGCGTTATTGCTAACACGACATTCCAAGGTGGATTAAACGATGTTACTATTGACGACGCAACAATCACAGACTCTAATCAAGCAAACAGCAACCTTACAGACTCGACATTTAGAGATGGTACAATTGAAGATACCGTTATTAAAAATTCTAAATTTGACGGTGCAATTGAAAGAGTTGAAATTGCTAACAGTGTTATTATCGATTCACAACTTATTAATTTCGATGTAAGCCTAGATCCTAAATTTGAGCCTATGATGGATGACGAATCTTATTTCGTCATAAGAAATGCTTTAACAGGTAAAACAGAACAGCTTACATACAAGCAACTTAACGACGAGCTTGGTAAAACAACCGAAAAAGCTCTTAAAGTTCACGTAGCAGTTGATGGCGATGATAATAATCCAGGTTCAATTTTAAAACCTGTACGTACTCTTGCTAGAGCTTCCGAACTTGCTATTGAAAAAGCCGGTGGTAATCCAAACCGTAATGATATTAACAACGCCATTCATATTTCAGTTGGACCAGGTACTTATTATGTAGATGAACCAATTGTTCTTCCAGATGATTGTGCTCTTACATCAACAGCTGGTCAGTACGCAACAGTTATTCAAAAGAAACCAGGTTGGGAACGAACCAATGGTATCCAGGTTGGATCCGGCTGTTATGTTCAAGGCTTTGGTTATATGAACTTTGAAGTCGATAACTTTGACAATCCTGAAGGTGGATTTGCAATCGTCTATCGTCCAGGCGCTCTATTACGTCGTTCTCCATATATTCGTGACTCCTCTCAGCTTTCAAACTTTAATCGTTTGGATGTTGAACCACCACTCAATCCGTTTAACTCAAAAGGTACAATTGCAGACCTTGGCCAAGAATTCTATCTTGAAGCTGGCCACTCTCCAGAAAACCAGTTTGAAGTAGATGATGAAGTTACATTCTCAAGTGGTGCATCAGGATACATTTCTTGGACAACTGATATTAATTCAAATCGTCAGATTTATGTTCGTAACTTAAAAGGTAACGTAGAAGTTGGTGATACATTATATGCACAAACAGGCGGTACGGGCGTGATTGAAAGAATTGGTATCGATGACTTCCCGAACAGATTAGTTGGTCGCGGTGGCGGTTGTGCTCTTATGGATAGAGCCGTCCTAGATACAGACTCACTATATACCTACCTGCTCTGCTTTGGTTTCACACCTCGTACTCAAAACGGTACTGGATATGTTGCTAAAAACGGTGCTGGTGTTAACGGGATTGGTTCGTTGTCAATCTTTACTCGTCAGGCATTCTTTGCTCTTAATGGTGGACAGGTTACATTGAACAACTCAGGTTCTCAGTTTGGTGACATCTCAATGAGAGCTAAAGGCAAAACAACCATTGTAAAACCAGCAGTAGGTACTGAAAGCGTATTCATTGCTAACTCAGCATTTGGTGATTTGATAGAAGAAAAATCTGATGATATCGTTAACGATATGATTGCTCACCTAACAGCCAATACTGCAAGTGGTGGCTTGGGTTATCAAGGTTATAATGCAGATAAATGCTTTAGAGATACCGGAATTATTGTGGATAATGTTGGCTACGACGTTGCAACAAACTCTAACTATTGGGGTCGTCTAAACGGTATTACATATCGTTCACCAATCTCATATGTAGTTGTTAATGAGCAGTTAACAGAAACAGTTGGTTCAATCGAACACTTAAAAGACGAAATGATCGATGGCATTTTTGTTAATGCTAATACACAAATACAAGATCGCATCTCAACTTCATTAGATGAAACACTAAATGTTCTTCAAAATGGAGAGCCTCTTGCAAATCCAATTACTTTTGCTGACACTGGCGTTGGAACTCGTACTGGTGCTCGTGAAGTAGTTCAAGACAATAGAGAATTTATTATTGAAGAATTTATGGATTGGATGGATAATAATCCAGACTTCTTTGCATATGATTCTGATAAATGTAAGAGAGATGTTCGCGAGTACATCTTGCCAGCAGTTAAATACGACACAATGCTGGATACAAACTATAACTCAATAACAGCAGGGTATGCTTATTATTTCAATGCTACAAGAAACGTAGCCGGTGCTCAGCGTGACGAAACAGTAGCAGCATATCAAAGATTGCGTGATACTACTGATGACTTAGTACAAGCAAACTCGGCAGCATTTGCTGCAGAAGCATATTATAAATTTAATAACGTTATTGATATTCTTAAACAATCAGGAACAAGATACGATCCAACAGACGCTTCATATGACCCAGCAACTGGCGATTTCACAGTCACAATTGGAACTCACGGTCTTGAGGTTGGAAACTATATCCTGTTAATGCCTGAAGGATTTACATTCACTTGTGATACAGATGGTAATAAATTAGAATTTAAACATCCACGTAAATCTGACCCAGCATTTAAATCAGCAATGCCAATTACGGCAAAGACAGCCACGACAATTACAGTTAATGTTGGCTCAACCGGCTATACTGGAGTTCATACATTCGTCGATGCACTAGATGGTTCGGTCATAGAAATGGGCGAAACATATACATTTAGTGATGATGCTGGAATTACAGCAGCTAATAGAAATGCACGCAAACAACTACAGTCAAATAAAGGCTTTATCCAAGACTATATGATGGATTGGGCTGATGATGAGTGGTTCTTCTACGACAGCAAAAAATGTCAGCGTGACACAAATGCTTATATTGTACCAGCAGTATTAAGAGATATGCAATTAGGTACAAACTTTAACTCAGTTCAAAACGGTATTGCTTATCGTCAAGCCATTACATCAGTTGTTCCAGATTCACAACTGTCAGAAACAGTCGGTGCCTTCTCTCACCTAAGAGATGAAATTTCCGAAACTTTAACTGATAATATTGCAATTGCTAAAACTGAAGAAGCATTTAACGAAATTATTGGAATTATGCAAAAAGATGGTAGGGAATATACTCCTACTAATGCAACATATAATCCAACTACCGGCGAGTCAGTAATTACAATTGAAAATCACGAATTTGAAATTGGTGACATGATTACCCTTGCGAAGGAAGGTTTAACTTTCTATTGTGCAAATACTGCCACAGGCGCGAACACAAGTATTTCACATCCAAGAGCAACAGATCCAGCGTATCAGAGCCCATTACAAATCACAGCGGCCACAGATACTACTATTACGGTTTATGTTGGTGATGCAAATGGATATACTGGAGCCCATACATTCCAAAGAGCTAAACTAAATGCTGTTAAACAATATGCAAATGTTAAATCATCTCATACACCAACCACAGCAACTTATAACCCAACAACTGGTATCATGGTTGCAACAATTGGCGATCACAATATTCAGCCGGGTGATACAATTGTTATGGATAAAGAAAGCATCACATTTAGCTGTGCGAACACAGATACTTTAGTCGTAACAAATATTTCGCATCCAAGAGTTACAGATCCAGCATTTAACTCACTAACACAAGTCACAAGTGTAACTGCTAATACAATTACAATTGACGTTGGTGCTGTTCCTAATGGTTATGCAGGAGCCCATACTTTTGTAAGCGCATCGTCAAATGCAATTAAAACTATTTCTTTCGCAAATGGTAGATTTACACCGTCAACAGCAACATATGATCCAATAACTGGTATCTTCACTGCTACAATCGGCGAGCATAATTTGGTCGTTGGAGATAAAATTAAAATCGCAGATGAAAGTATTACATTCTCTTGCGGATCTCCAGCTGAGGAAATTTCACATCCAAGACCAACAGACCCAGCTTCAGGTGCAGAGTTGGTAATTTCAGCTGTAACTGACAATACAATTACAGTTAATGTTGGTAATGCTGGAACATATACTGGTGCTCATACATTCGTAAGTGCACAGCCATTTGCCATCACATTAGCAACACCTTATAATGGAAAATATACTCCATCTAACGCTACTTACGATCCACAAACTGGTGACATGACAGTTGATATTGGACAGCACAACCTAAGAGTTGGTAAATGGATTTCAATAGCAGATGAGAGCATTACATTCTCTTGCGCAAATGGAGCAATTAACTCAGAGCTTTCACATCCAAGAGTTAATGAACCAGCGTTTAGACAACCAGTTAGAATTACTGGCGTAACAGGCACAGCAATTACATTTAATGTTGGTAATGCTGGCGGCTACGCAAATACTCACACATTCGTAAGTGCGGAAACAGATTGTATTGACACAAATGCAATTTATTGGACTGACGCGGCTAAAATTGATTCGTTCCATACTCCATCCACAGCAACCTATAACCCAGCAACTGGTGTTATGGAATTAACTATGGGTGCAGATCATGGATTTACAACAGATGACCATATCGAATTTAAGCCAAACTCAATCACATTTAGTTGTGCTAATACATCAACTGGTCAAACTATTGAAATATCACACCCAAGAATTGGCGAGCCTAACTACCAAAAACCGCTTGCAATTTCAGCAGTAACATCCACAACAATTACTGTAAATCCTGGTGCGGTACCAAATGGATATGCTGGTGCTCATACATTCGTATCAGCTGAAGAAGGCTCAGTTATTAAAACCAGAACAACTCGTGATGGATTAAATGCAGCAGAGCAACTTAAAAATAACAAAGTATTCTTGCAGGATGAAGTAGATGCTTGGATCCGCGATAACTATTTTGTTTACAATGACGAAAAATGCTTCAGAGATACGGGCCTTATTCTTGACTCCGTACGTAGAGACTTTGCAACAGACTCTAACGTCAACTCTGTATTCGCTGGCTTAGCATATCGCTCAGGTAATGCATCCACAAACACAGTAATTACTGAACAGCTAACAGAAACTGTTGGCGCAATTGCTTGGCTAAGAGATGAAATTAGAGGAAACATCTTAAGTGGAACTGCTGAAAATAGAGCAAACACAGCATTTAATGAAATCATTGATATTATGCAAAATGATATTGCTGCAGCTGACACTAGAACGTTTGGCGGAGGATATGTTTCAGATGAAGCATATGAAGCAAAAGCAATACTACAAGCTAACAAACAATTTATTATTGACGAAACAACAGCATGGATTGCAAATAACCATCCTGATTTAACCTACGACTCTGCAAAATGCGAAAGAGACGTTGGTTACTTTATCGACTCAGTATCTTGGGATATTCAGCATGGTTCTAACGCTTCAACTGTTAATAATTCAAGACTATATTTTGACAATGCTGTTTCAGTATTAGGTAAAAATGAAAGAGCACCAACAGCAGAAGCATTTGAGCATATCTCAAATATTGCTGGACAAATTGTAAGAAACGAATTAGTATTTGATTTACAACAAGGTGCTTCTACTCAAACACGTGCTGATAATACAACTTATACACCAACAAATGCAACATATGATCCAACAACTGGTATCATGGTCGCAACAATTGGAACACACAGCTATGTTCCTGGTGATAGAATTAGCATTGCTGAAGAATCCATTACATTCTCTTGCGCAAACGGAGCGGTTGTAACAAACATCTCGCACCCACGCTCAACAGATCCAGCATTTAATGTGCCAATTACAATTACGGACACGACATCAACTACAATTACAGTTGACGTTGGCGCAATTCCAAATGGATACGCAAATAACCATACATTTGTAAGTGCAACTGCAAATGCTATTAAATCAGCAACAGTTCAACCAACTTATACTCCAACAAATGCTACATACGATCCAGTAACTGGTATCTTTACTGCTACAATTGGAACGCACAGATTGGAAAAAGGCGATTACATCATTATGGATGAAGAAGCCATTACATTCTCTTGTGCAAACACAGCAACTGGAGCTATTACTCAGATTTCGCATCCAAGAGCAACAGATCCATATTTTAATAGACCAGTAGAAATTCTTGAAGCAGATGATACAACCATCACAATGAATGTTGGCGCAGCTCCTAATGGTTACGCTGGAGTTCATTACTTCGAAGGTTCAAACGCTGACGCTATTCGCAAATCTGCACCTCCAGCAATTGCTGATAAAGTTAATGATCTATTTAAAATTGTTGCTGATATGGTTCGCGGAAATGACTTTAGCGAATTACCAACAATAGTGGAACCTACATTAACTGGTACAGGTTACAATTCTGCAATCAATGCTCAATTTAACAAAGTATGGGGAAACACTCCTAAGTATCAAGAGGAAATTATCCAATTTATCAGAGAAGAGTATAATGGCTTAGCTTATGACACAGATCTTTGCTACCGTGATGTTGGACTAATAGTTGATGCTATCAGAGAAGATTTGGAATATGGTGGCGACGCTGCAACTATAGATGCTGCAGGTTATTATTTCAAGAACGCAGTTAGTATTCTTCCATATGACCAAAGAGAACCTACTAGATTGGCGTTTGAGCACTTAGCTACTGTTGCTGAAAGTGTTATCACAGAAACTACTGTAACACCAACAACAGGTAATAGCACAGCTCAGAATACATCTGGTACAGCTGGCACATCTACCATTGCGGCAACTGCAAAAGATCTAATTAATGTAATCTCTGGATTAATTGATGATAATATTGTAATTCCTGATTATGCAGGATCTTTAGATATTACTCAAAAAGTTAATGCAAGATTGGATGAAAAATTCCCAGTAGCAAATACTGCAACTCTTCCATTGGTTGAGCCAAGCAGAACCTTTGCTCGTAAAGCACTACAGAAAAACAAAGACTTTATACAAGACGAAGTTGTTGCTTATATCAACAACAGATACTTCGTTTATGATGAAGATAAATGTGCAAGAGACACTGGATACATTCTTGATGCCGTAGCATACGACGTCGCAACCGGTGGAGATTACTACGGTAAATTTGCAGGTAAAGTCTATCGCGCTGGAACGACAAGCTTAAGCAAAGTTATTGATGAACAATTAGCTGAAACAGTTCAAGCAATTGAATACCTACAAGCAGACATCGAAGGTCGTTTAACAGGCACAGCTAAAACTAGAGCTACTGCTTCTTTCAATGCAATTAAAGATGCAATGATTTACG